CTCACTGGTCAGAACACCCAGACCGAGACGATAAATGGGCTGAACAAGAAAAAAGTAGAATTGGGGAAGAAAGATTTCGTCGAGAACACGAGTGCGAATTCTTAATTTTTGATGAAACATTGATCTCTAGTATAAAATTAGTAGAATTAGAAGGTAAAGATCCTTTAATGAATATGGGACAAGTACGTTGGTGGAAGACACCTACCCCAGGCAATGCCTACATGGCAGCATTGGATCCTAGTTTAGGTACAGGTGGAGACTTTGCTGCTATACAAGTATTTGAATTGCCAAGTTTTGAACAAGTGGGAGAATGGCATCACAATACCACTCCAGCCAATCAACAGGTTAGAATATTGCAAGCCATTACAAAACATATCTATGATTCAATCGTGGAAAAAAATCCTGCAGAAACTCCTAGTATTTTTTACAGCATGGAGAACAATACATTAGGAGAAGCAGTGTTATTGAGAGTGATGGATTTAGGAGAAGAAAATATTCATGGTCAATTTTTAAGTGAACCTATTAGAAAAGGACATCGTAGAAAATTTAGAAGAGGATTCAATACCACAGCTAAACATAAGATAGCAGCCTGTGCTAAATTTAAAGAGCTAGTGGAATCAGGAAAAATGAAGATTAACAGCAAGCCACTGATATCAGAATTAAAAGACTTTGTGGCTTCGGGTGTTTCATACAAAGGTAAACCAGGACAGCATGATGACTTGGTGAGTGCTTGCCTATTAATGACTCGTATGATGCAGGTTTTGGCTACATTTGACCCTAAAATATTCGAAAGATGGACTGATAGAACCACAGAATGGACTGCTCCAATGCCTATATTTGCTAACCTAGGTTCTTAATAAATACAGTATGATTAAGCCCAAAACATCACAAGATTTGTTCAACAAAATACGCAGCAAATTCTCTAATATACAATTAGGAGACAGTGAAGGTAATGTAACAGCCGATCCTAAATCAGCTGTATTTTTTGACTTTGAATTTAGCGAAAATTCTGATAATTTTGGCAGAGTGAGTATAAGTTTAGCCGATGGTGAAAATATGAAAGTTTTCTATAATCGAGGATTAGTAGAAAAGATAGACGACGAAGCTAGAGCCAACTGGTACAGTTTTTTAAAAGAACTTAAAGATTTTGCTGTGCAACATCAAGTGAGTTTTGATGTGAGAGACATCACAAAAAACAGCCTTACACAGCAGGATTTTAAGAATCTTGCAGATGTGAATCAAACGGTAAATACAGACGATAATATGTCAGAAGAACTAAACAGATTAACAAAACTAGCAGGAGTTCCAGTAGCAGAGAGTCTTACAGGAACTAAGAAATCTTCTTACGAAAATTTAGATAAAACAAGATTAATCATAAGACACGCACAAGCAGTGGACGAAAATGTGCCAGGTTCAAGAAGTAGACAGATCAACAGTCTATATATTGAAAATGAACAAGGCGAAAGATTCAAATACCCAATGAAACATCTAGCAGGTGCAAGAGCAATGGCTCGACACGTTGCCAACAGTGGTGTACCTCATGATGATTTTGGCAAACATATTATTAAAATGAGTGAACAGATAGCACAGCTGAACAGTTTTGCTAGATATGCCACCAACAAAGATCAATTGAATAATTCAGTGGGTGACATCATAGAGAAGAGCAAACTTAAATTAGAGAACATGAGAAATTATGTTAAGAATTTAAGCAAGCAAGCACACTACATGAAAGCTAAAGAAAGTTTTCAACCTGTTACTATTGCTGAATTAGATGATGAAACGAAGAATAACCTAAGAGAAAAATTTACATTAAGACATCTTGATGACAAAGTAGAATCAGCTCTACCATTGATTCATTCAATCATGAAAGAATATGATGACAAAGATGGAGAGATATCTCCGCCGGTAGATCATTCAGCAATGGTACAGTCATTCCTTGCCAATCCTGAAAAAAAATTAGTATTAAGAGCAGATCCTGCTGCTGATAAAATGTTATCTGTAACAAAATTTACAAATAAGAATACTATGTTAAGTTCTATTCTATCAGACATTGCTTCAAGAATGTTAACTAGAAACGATGAAGAAGATAGAATTGCTAACTTTGCTAGCCAAGTAGCTGATGATATGGGAGCAGAAGGTTCTCCATTTTTTAAACCTGACGAAAATTATACTAAAAATAAAAAAATTGCAATACAACTAGCAAAAAGATATATTGATGATTATAAAAAAATGAAACAAGATCCCTCATATGCTGATGAGATAAGACAAGATCCAGGTAAATTTGCTCCAAAAAAAGATAGACAGGGCAAAGCCAAAGGCGAGGGTGAAGAGTTTGAAAAATGGGCTAACAGAGTAGAATCTAAAGTCACAGAAGGTATCCATTCATTGCCAGATGAAGATCATGCCGGTGAGAACTTCAGCAAATTAAAAGATGTGATGAGCAAACATTTTCCTGTGGGCACAGAAGCAGTGAATGCTGTGTCAACTCTACAAAGTTTAGGATTTGGTGATGATGATCTATTTGACCAATTAGGAGAATTAGCAGATAAAGAAGGTCCAGATGCTTGTGCTTGTGAGACTGTAAAAAATTATATCATGAATACTCTATTAAAGAGTCCCAACATACAAAATTACTATACACCAGAACAGATCACAGCTCTACAAGATGCTGCATCTGCTTCTGATCAAAGAGCAGAGAAAGAACCAGCAATGGCAGGTGAACAATCAGTAGCGGAAGCGGCTGATAAACCTATCATGATCGATGGCAAAGAAGTGGATCTGAACACCGTGGAGTATGAAATGCAAGATGTCGGTGACAACATATTCGACTTGCAAGATGCCAGATTTAAAGATGGTACAGAGTTGTCCGACGAACAAATGGAAAAATTAATGGTTGATTCCGATTTCAATGATTGGGTGCAACAGGATAACATAGAAAGAAGAATGGAATCAGTGACAGTCAAAGAGAAGGATGAGCCAGCAGACGTGGGTATGAGCCCTCAGGCTCGAGACTACGGCATGGGAGACGAAGAGAAAGAAGAAGTGCAAAAGATATTGGACCAGAATGCCCAGTCATGGCAAGAAGTACTGGCGGGGGAAAATCTAATAACGTTTGGTAAATTATATCGTGAATTGATATCCTATTACATGAGCAATGGCGAGATGCCATATGGCGTGGCCAAGGCCAGAGAAGGTGATCCAGAACAGTGGATCATGGATCGACTGAACAGCATAGGATTAATCGAGACAGTTCAAAAAGAAAACAACGTAAATATCAATGATGAATATAGATTTCGTGATTGGTTAAAAAAAACACATAATAAACAAGTGCATGAATTAAAACCACAGGAATACGCAGTGATTTCAAAACAGTATAGAGACGAAAAAGAAACACAAGGAGCCAAGACCGAAGGCAATGAATTCGCACAGGCAGTGCAGAAGGCCAAGGCAGCTGGTATGAAGCCCGGCGACAAGTTTAAAGTGGGCGAAAAGGAATACACATTGAAAGATGCCATAGAATTAGCCGGCATGCAATTGGAAGATTTTGATTTTACCGCAGAGAGCGTGGGCGGGGGTGCAACTGTTAGACAGATGAGTGATCTTGAATTGGCCAACTTCCTAAACACATCCGTGGCAGAAGTCAAGAAAGACAGAGAAGCAGCAGAAGAAGCAGCAATGGAAATCAATAAAAAATACAGCGAAGACGAGCTGGCAGTGATTAAAAGACTATCCGGCATCTAAAATGCTATCACTTGAACAACTTAACGAGCAGCACAAGAGCGATAAAGGCAAGGCCGGAAAAAAAGAAGGTATCGACCAACTAGCAGCACACAGTTACATATCTCATTACTATGAAAGTAATTTCCTGCTTTTGAGAGATAAAACCAAAACGCTGGTTGAAATTGGCGTGTTCAAGGGGGCATCCATGAAGTTGTGGCACGATTACTTTTTGAACGCCAAAATATATGGAATCGATAAAAATGTTCGATGGCAAAATAATGGAGAATACAAAGCTCGTTGTAAAATTATTAAAGGAGATTCCAACGACGAAGCCATATACAATCAAATGCCCAACGATATCAACATAATAATTGATGATGGCTCCCATAAATTAATTGATCAACTTAGATCTTTTGATATTTTATTTCCAAAACTTAAAAAAGGTGGCTTATACATCATAGAAGATGTTGTAAGTATAGACGCAGTTAAACAAAAATTTCTTGATCTACACGGCAGTGCTAAAATACACGACTTCAGGAATATTACCAACAGGCACGATGACGTGTTAGTGGAAATAATAAAATAATTCACTTGATCTCTGATAAATAAGTGTGTATATTATTCTTTATGTCTAATATACATTAGGCAAATATAAAACAAACATAGGCACACAAGGAGGCTTACATTATGGCTACACTAGCTGAAATAAGAGCGAGGTTAAAATCCCAAGAAGTGAATCGCTCCACTTCAAACACAGGCGGCGACAACGCCATCTACCCACACTGGAACATACAGGAAAATCAAGAAGCAGTAGTTCGTTTCTTACCTGACAAGGATCCAAACAACACTTTTTTCTGGACTGAGAGAGCAATGATAAAATTGCCTTTTGCTGGAATCAAAGGTCAAGCGGATTCAAGACCAGTGCAGGTACAAGTACCATGCATGGAGATGTATGGTGAAACTTGCCCAGTTCTAACAGAAGTTAGACCATGGTTCAAAGACAAGTCAATGGAGGACATGGGCAGAAAATATTGGAAAAAGAAAAGTTACATATTCCAAGGTTTTGTGCTGCAAAATCCTTTAACCGATGATAAGGCATCTGAGAATCCTATCAGAAGATTTATTATTGGTCCACAAATTTTCAACATAATCAGATCTGCATTGCTAGATCCAGAGATGGAAGAATTGCCAACTGATGCTGTGAGAGGTGTGGATTTTAGAATAACCAAAACATCCAAAGGTGGATACGCTGATTACTCTACTTCAAAATGGAGCAGAAGAGAAAGAGCTCTAGATGAAGCAGAAAGAGCAGCCATTGACAAGTTTGGATTGTTTAATCTTTCAGACTTCAGGCCTAAGAAGCCCACTGATGCAGAAATAAAAATAATCAAAGAATTATTTGAAAAATCTGTAGAAGGTGAAGCTTATGATCTAGAAAAATATGGTCAATACTATAGACCAGCAGGAGTGTCTGCTCCAGCAAATGGATCATCAGCAAACGGATCTGTAAATGTAGCAGTAGAAGCAGAAGAAACTATTGTTACCAAAACTGAGCCGGTAAAAGTAGCCACTGCAGCAGCACCTCAGCCAAGTACTGACAGTGCTAAAAGAGCAGAAGATATCTTGAAACTGATCAGATCAAGACAAAGCAAATAACACTAATTTTTCCCTTTTGGCTCCAGGATTGACACTGGAGCCAATTAGTGTTAATATAAGAACATAGGAATATAAAAATGACAAAAGTATTTGACGCAACAAAATTTAGAAAAAGTATTACAAAATCAATCCAAGGTTTGGGTTTGGGATTCAATGATCCCACAGATTGGATCTCCACAGGCAATTACGCATTAAATTATTTGATATCCGGAGATTTCAATAAAGGTATTCCTCTAGGTAAAGTATCTGTACTGGCAGGAGAATCGGGTGCAGGTAAATCTTACATAGCATCAGGCAACATAATTAAAAATGCACAAGCACAAGGTATCTATGTTATTCTGATTGATACTGAGAACGCACTAGACGAAGCATGGCTACAAGCACTAGGAGTGGACACAGATGAGAAGAAATTATTAAAATTGAGTCTTTCCATGGTGGATGACGTGGCCAAGACCATATCAGAATTCATGAAAGGTTATAGAGAAGAGAACCCAGACAATAGAGAGAACGCACCCAAGATTTTGTTTGTGATAGATTCTTTGGGTATGTTGTTAACTCCTACAGATGTAAATCAATTCGAAGCAGGAGAGATGAAAGGTGACTTGGGCAGGAAACCCAAGGCTCTAACATCACTGGTTAGAAATTGTGTGAACATGTTTGGTTCTTGGAACGTGGGCATGGTTTGTACCAACCATACCTATGCTTCGCAGGATATGTTTGACCCAGATGATAAAATTTCCGGTGGGCAAGGATTTATCTATGCTTCATCTATTGTGATAGCAATGAAAAAATTAAAATTAAAAGAAGACGAAGCTGGTAATAAAATCTCGGAAGTGAGAGGTATAAGAGCAGCTTGTAAGGTTATGAAAACTCGATATGCTAAACCTTTTGAAAGTGTACAAGTCAAGATACCATATGATACAGGCATGGATCCGTACTCTGGATTGGTTGATTTATTTGAAAAACAAGGAGTATTGGTACAGTCAGGCAATAGATTAAAATATGTGGACAGCAAGGGTAAAGAACATCTAGAGTATAGAAAAGACTGGGATGGAGATAAATTGACAATGATAATGAATGACTATCAAAACGTTAAAAAACCAGAACCAAAAGAAGATGAAAAAGAAAATAAAAAAGATAAAAAATAGAGAAATCACAGGTTATTACGGTTACTGGGATTCCGAAAAGAAAAAAAGAATATTTAAAACACTTTGGCAGGAAAAAAATTAATGCAAGAACTTACCCACGAAGACATAGAACAGATATGGAACTCTATCAGTCATTACGTACCCGATAGACAAAAAGTAGATTGTGCTGTGGACTTTATCAAGACATTGGTTGATGTGGGCATATCTACCAAGACAATCAAAGCAGCGGGAGAATATGACGACAAGTTGGAAGAAGCCATAGAAACTGTTTTTGAAGAAGAAGACGAAGAAGACTACGAGGAATAATGAGTTGGTATACCAAAGTCAGCCAAGATATTAGTTTAATACCTGATTGCATCAAGTTCTTTGAGCAAGAATTAGAAACAGCACGCAAGGAAATATATATTTTTGGAAATCTAGAGAAGTCAGCAGCATCTCTTCCAGGAGTAGTGGAGCAACGATTCAATCAATTACAAGAAATAGAAGCCATACTAGAATATCTAAACATAGAAAATAGAAGATTGAGATCTAAAACATTTAAAAAATTCTTAGAAAATTACAACAGAGCACTGACATCTCGAGATGCTGACAAGTATGTGGATGGTGAATCAGATGTTGTGGATATGGAAAAAATTATCAATGAGTTTGCTCTATTAAGGAACAAATGGTTAGGCATAACCAAAGGATTAGATCAAAAACAATGGCAGTTGACCAATATAGTTAAACTTAGAGTGGCCGGTATGGAAGATGCCACTATCAGATAATCTCAATAAGTCTCAAAACTTAAAAATATTATACAATTCTTGGAAGAATAAAACTAGGCCAAACACCAATTGGAAAATGGCTGGAGACATGCCCGGTCGAATGGATTGGTTGGTCGAACAGTTTTCTAATTTAGATTCCATAACAGAGTTTGGACACTATCAAGGTTGCTCAACTGCTGTTTGGCTGGCTTGCTTGCCTAAAAAATTAGTTACAATTGATATTAATAAATTTTTAAATCAAACAGAACACGAAGTAATTGCTAAAGAATTAGGCATAGAATTTAAATGCATAATAGATGATGATTTGGCTATAACAATAGAAGAAACAGATCTTTTATTCATCGACACAATGCACACAGAAGATCATACATATAAAGAATTAAAAAAACATAGCAATCAAGTAAAAAAATATCTTGCTTTTCACGATGTTAATCCCAAACGATTTCAAACACACTTAGGCATAGAAAAATGGTTAAAAGAAGAAAATAATAATTGGAAAGAACTATATCATGATATCAACGATTGTGGTTTTTTAATTTTAGAAAGAAACAAGTAATGGAAAGAATCATACTAACAGATGTGGATGGTGTACTATTAGAATGGGAAAACCATTTTAGTAAATGGATGGCGACTAAAGGATTCCCACAATTAGAAAATACGGAGCACGAGTACGACATGAGTATTCGATACGGTATACATAAAGATCTTTCACGAGAATTAATTAGAGAATTTAACAAGAGTGCATGGATGAGCACACAACAGCCTATGCCTGATGCACAAACCTGGATAAAATTATTACATGCAGAGGGTTGGACATTTATACCTATAACATCACAAACATCTGACATACCAGCACAAGAATTAAGGAAAAGAAGATTAGCAGAATTATTCGGTGACACTGTGTTCACAAATTATTTTATATTAGAAACAGGTGATCACAAAGATGCAGCACTGGCAGAATTCCACGGAACAGGTTTATGGTGGGTGGAAGACAAATGGATAAATGCAGAAAAGGGAGTAGAATATGGTTTGAAACCATTGTTGTATAATCATGATTACAACCAAGGATCAACACACCAAGATGTTATTAGAGTAAATAATTGGGAACACATATACAAGATTATTACCAAAAGGATATAAAAATGAAAATATTTGTAGGATATGATCCACGAGAAGATATCACATACCAAGTATGTGAGCATTCAATTAAACGTAGAAATAAAGATGTAGATGTAGTTCCATTAAAAATGAAACTGCTGAGAGAATCTGGCATATACACTCGAGAAATAGACCGACTAGCCAGCACAGAATTTACATTCACAAGATTTTTTATACCGTATCTACAGAATTATCAAGGTTGGGCAGTGTTCTGTGATTGTGATTTTGTTTGGCAAATAGATGTTGATGAATTAAAACAATACTGTGATGACAGTAAAGCAGTGGTGTGTGTACAACATGATTACACTCCTGAAGAGGGTGTTAAGATGGATGGACAGATGCAATTGGCTTATCCTAGAAAGAATTGGAGTTCTATGGTGTTATGGAACTGTGCTCATCCTAAAAATCGAATATTAACTCCTGAACTGCTTAATCAAGAAACAGGCAAGTTCCTACATAGATTTAGTTGGTTAGAAGATGCCGATATAGGAGCTCTACCTCATGAATACAATTGGTTAGTGGGTTGGTATAAAGAACCCCAAGATGGACATCCAAAAATTTTACATTATACCGAGGGTGGTCCGTGGTTTGAGAATTATAGAAACTGCGAATACAGTGATGTTTGGAAGAAAGAATTAATAAATCTTTTCTCGTCGTGAGTTGGTCAATAGCTAATATCGATTGTCATAAAAACCCCATATCTCATATTTGGTCCAGTACTCTTGTATCTAGAAATACCTACGACAATTTATATGAACAGTGGAACAACGTTGAGCATGGACATTGGAAAAAATTTATTGATGAAATGAAAATTGAAGTTTATTTTCATAATGATTTTACCAGTATGTTAACTCCAAAAAAAACTAATGAATATATTGGTTATTGGTTCTTTCAACAACGCACAGATAGAAGCAAAGGTGGAGAAATAGAGCTTATAAATGGAACTGATAAAAAAATATTAAGTTATTGGAGCAATACAATTTTAATAGTAGAAACTAATAAAAGTTTTACAGTGCTTCCTAGAAAACACGAGTTGCCCAAGAGACCGTTTTGTGAAATTTATTTCGATCAAGCTACCAATAAAAAAATAAAAAAATTGTTATATTAATCTTTAAAGAGTTTTCTAGCTTCAACTAGTATTTTACTATCAGGTAGATATTTTTTTTGTCCATATCCGTGTCCAAACCAAGACTTTGGACTGCCGTTCTTTTTATTGAATCTTGAATCCATTTTTTCAACAACAACTTGACTTTTTAGAGTGGCATATACTAAAAGTTTGTTATCATCGTCTGGATATTCTTTATATTTTAGGAAAGGTGCCATGGTTTTGGCAGAATACTCATTTAACATGAAGACTCCTGCGTTGAATCTTTGTTTTCTTAATACTTTAGGTTCAAACTCTTTAAGAATACTGTTTGTTTCGTTTTCCCCATGCCAATCGATTGATCTCTTCAGTGCTTTCTTGTCTTCACAAACTTTAAAACTATTATTCTTGGGATACATTTCAAAAACGCTGGGTGCATCGGGCCAACAAACAACGTCAGTATCTAAGTACAGAATTTGATCATATTCTTTCCACCAATCACTATTAAAAAATAGATCAAATCGTTCAAATGTTGGATGCACATGATTTATTCTCGGTGTTGAAATTAAGAGGTAATCAACACCACACTTATCTGCATATTTTTTTGCAGAGTTTTTAGAATATTCTAAAAGTTCTTGATTAACGCCAATATTTACAAAATCCGGTTTGGAGAATGTTTTAGACTCCATAAAGAATTGTACTACGCAATTTTTCATTGTAAAATATTTAAGTCTTTTAATGTTTTAACTGCCACGCCATTTTTAAATTCTTCGGGTGTAAATTGTTGGTAGGCCAAAGAATATAACCATTGGGTAGGGTCAATATACAAAGGATCTTCTATTTCAGATAGGCTGGCAGATGATATAGTCCAAGCAAAACTTTTTGGATCACTGAATACTGGCACTCCTTGTAATGCTGCTTCCACTGCACTGATACTACAACTGGTTACACATGCCCATGCATTCTGTAGATCTTGTTCTAAAGGTACATCAGCCACACTAGGACCAGATGTGCCGGCCTTTCTAGGTTTTTGTCTTATCTTAATGGGCCTGTCAGTATATTTTTTTATTTCGTTAACAGTGTCATTTAACCAATTGGATTTTTTAAGATATGCGTGTATACCCAAACTACTGGGGCAGATAAGAATATATTTTCCATCAGTTTTTCTTGTTTTAATTGTTAAATTAAATCTATTAAATCTATCAGATGGGCAGTCTCTCCAGTATCTAGCATGTATCTGATTCTTACAAATCCTCCAATAATGATTATCATCTTTTAAATTTGTATTGTCAAATCTTCCAAAATAAGGAGTGTCTGTATACCAGTAATCTAATTGTTGTTGTTCTAGCTGATGCACAAGATTAATATTGTTATTAATAAACCCCCAAAACATTGCAGGAGATTTTACATCTGTTTCTAAATTGTTTTTTATTTCTGTTTCGGTGGGCCAGGTTTTTCGTATTCCATTAAAAACTTCCCAACATTTACTTTTGGGATTATCAGATGGTGCGTAAATTGTTAACATCAATAAATTCTTTCAGTTGGTTTGCCCATTTCTTGTGTCCATCTAGACTTGG